AAGTTTCTTTTGAGAGTGACTTTAAAAATAATTCGGTAATTTATTATGAGTACTTGGTTGGTGATGGAGAAACTCCAGAAATTGTTGCTCACAAAATATACGGTTCTGCTGAGAAACATTGGATCATTTTAATGTTAAATGATATTCTTCATCCGCAATTTGATTGGCCTTTAAATCAAAATTCTCTACTCAAATACATTGATGTAAAATATCGCCAATCACAATATGCTAATAGTTCTACCGAAGGTGCCGGCACAACATGGGCACAAACTCATGTTAAAGAATACCACAAAATTGAAACAAAAACAAATACAATTTTAAATGAAATTATATCTATTGACACTTTAAATGTAACTCAAAACGATTATGTTAATGTGGCCACAACTTCTACAAATTATACTTTGAGTGATAACACCACAATTAATATTAGTGTAACAAAAAATACATTAAGTTATTATGACTATGAAATTGCTGAAAATGAAAGCAAAAGATCAATTAAAATTTTAAAACCAGATTTTGTGCCTGTAGTAGAACAAGAGTTTATTGGAGTTTTTACTAAATGACCAGTTCAGTATCAAACTTTGTAATTAAAGAATTATCATTAGTTTACAAAGATAAAAAAATTGACATATCTGGTTTATTTCAGGAATTAAATATACATGATAGTATATTGTTGCCGTGTATGCATGGTAATGTTGTACTTCTTGATAGTCGAGGCCTAACTGATAAATTGGCCTTAGATGGATCTGAAAATTTAATTGTTGATATAAGAAAAAATAAAACTGATGATGCAGATAGTGATTTTGCATTTCAAAAAGTTTTTAGAGTGTTTAAGCAAAGTAACAGAAAAGGTGTAAATCAAGGAACAGAGGTTTATGTTTTACATTTTATTTCTGAAGAATTTATTTTATCTGAACAATTACGAGTAAACCAATCTTATAAAGAGAAGTATTCAAATATTGCAAAGTCGGTAATGAAAGACTATTTGAATATTGATATTGATAAACAAATTGAAGATGGTGGTTTGTTTGTCGAATCAGAAGGACTAAAAAAAGTAGCTGTACCTAATTTACATCCAATTGATGCGATTGATTGGTGTGCAAAAAGATGTTTAGATAAAAATGAATCTCCATCTTTTTTATTTTTTGAAAACAATAAAGGTTATAATTTTGCAAGTCTATCAACCTTATTGTCAATAGCACCAGTTGCTTCATTAAATTTCACACCTAAAAATATAAATTTGGGTGATAAGACCGAAGAAACGCAATTTTTAGGTATTAAAGATTTTAAGGTGTTATCACAGTTTGACTTTTTAAAATCAGTTCAAAACGGAGTCTATGCCGGTAAATTTATTGGATTTGATCCTATAACTAGAACCATTGCTCAGAGAGAGATTACTTTTGACGACCATTATAATACAGGTGAACATGGTAATAAAGTTGCTAATTTAGCCGTTGTTGAAAATGTAAAAGGATTAAACAATACGCAGATGTTTGATGCTAAACAATCGGTGTATGTTTTTGGATATTATAGAAAAGACAATGAGTTCATTAATGAAAAGGATCCTGAATCACTAAACTATGTTGATGACCCATATAAGTATATCTTTCAAAGACGAGCAATAATACAAAATTTGATGACACAAAGAGTGCAAGTAGTTTTACCTGGAAATTTTCAAATAACTTCTGGTGTAAATGTTAAGTTACTTGTACCTAAGATTGGCCAATTTTTAAAGAATGAGGATAATTTGGATAAATCACTATATGGAAATCATTTGGTGATTGCAACACATCATTGTATACAACCAAATAAACATGAGGTTGTTATTGAAGCAGCTTCAGATTCCTCAAATAGAGAGTATGGAATATTAAGTTCCAAACCAATTCAAGATGCGGTATATTACTAATGATAGTTAATCAACCAAAAAAAGACTATGGTAGTTTTGATCCAACCAATTGGGTTGGTGTTGTTGAGAATAGTCACGACAAATTAAATATTGGAATGTATAAAGTCCGTATTATCGGATTACATTCGCCTAATGTTGAAGAAGTTCCTGTTGATAATCTTCCTTGGGCTCATGGTGCAATACCACTATCACAAGGATATACCACCTCAGTTGCAAGACCAGGTGAGTGGGTTGTTGGTTACTTTTTAGATCCTGAAACATTGCAGTATCCTATTATTATTGGTATTCTTCCAGGAATACAATCAACCAATGTAGTCAATGTTACAAGTTCTGGTTCTAAAGTTGGTTCATATAGTCACAATAAATCAGCAGGATTTGTTCCACAACTAACACAAGAACAAGCGGATAAGACACCAGTATTACCTGAAGGTATTGTAACAAGATCGGTTGGTCAACCAACGACTGCACCTCTCGCTCGTGGAGTTTATTCAAACAGTAGTATTTCAGTTGCCGACTCTAATGCAGAACATGTTTGTGATTTTAAAAAGAAACTTCGATATGATATTGCAGTTGAAAAAATTAAAGTTTATGAATTTGTTGAAAAATCAAGAGCTGAAATAAAAGCATATTTTGCAAGTACTTCTTCAAGCCCAATGAATACCGCTGTGCAAGCTGCAATTAGGCAGATTAAAGAAATATTAAAGATGATAAAAAGAGCTGCTGATTTTATTACTGATGTTGCAAAAGCTATTACAGATTTTATTAAATACTGCAACGAACTCATTGCGTGGATTCTAAGTCTGCCTGCTGAATTAGCCGCACAGTTAAAAAAATGTTTACAAGAATTTACTGATGCTTTATCTGAAGCTTTATCTTTTGATGGTGCAACTGAGAATGGCGATCCATCTCAATTTTCTGAAATCAAAAGTTTAGTTGAAACTGCAAAAGAAACTGGTCAAGCATTACAGACAGCAGTAAGTGCTTCTACAACTGCGGTAGCACAAGCAACAATATTAGCGGTTACAGCTAAATCATTTGGACGAGTATAATGGCAACTAAACCTGATGGACTTGATTGGACAGAACCCTCATCAACATTTGTTGGTGAATATCCATATGCACATGTAACAGAAACACAATCAGGTCATCTATTTGCTATGGATGATACAAAAGATTCAGAAACAGTTAGACTAGCACATCGTTTAGGTACCTTTACAGAATTTCAAAAAGACGGAACAAGAGTTGATAAGATTGTTGGTGATGGTTATCAAATTATTGCCAAAAATAATCATGTATTAATTAAAGGTATATGTAATATTGTAATTGAAGGAGATTCTGTACTTCATGTTAAGGGTGATGCTGATGTAAAAGTTGAAGGTGATGCTTACACAAAAGTTAATGGAAATTTATCAACCGAAGTTAAAGGTGATGCTTCTATTTTTGCAGGTGGAGATTTAGACTTAGCAGCTGGCGGTGCAACAGGCACAGTAACAATCAATGCGCCAGATGGAATAAATTTAAATGGTGATGTTACAGTTAATGGACTATTGACAGCTGCAAGTAGTATACACTCTGCTGATAACATTGTTGCTGGAAAACAATTATTCTCTTATTTGGGAATTCAAACTTTAGGTGGTATTAATTCAGGATTTAATTCAGAAACTCCTATAACACCAGGTTTAATTACTTCAACAGTACAGATAACTGCACCAATTATTTTTGGATTTGCGGCAGTACAAGATTCTAAAGGATCAATGGAATTGATTCGACAATTATATAATGCACACATTCATGGTACACCGCATGGTGTATCAAGCACACCAACACCAACACAATAATTATGGCAAATACAATATACGCAAGATTGAGTTTTGACTTTGACACCACTAAATTTGGTGGAGCTCACTATTTAAGTCCTGAAGCACAAAACAGTTTGAATGTATATCCTGCGGATGTAGTTCAATGGCAAACTCAGGAAATTGCTAATGGTACAATTGCGCCAAGTAATTATTTTAAAAATCCAGTACAGAGTGTTTGCACAAGTATAACCTCCAACACAAATTCAATTATAACCTTTTGCACTAACGATGTTGCAAATACTTTTCCAAATACTTCAATTCAAGCCAGAAATTTGGCCAATACTGCAAATAGTTTATTGATACAAATATTAGATTTTAAATCTCATACCGATAACATGTCCCGCCTTGGAACCACAGCAGTTAACACAGTATCTTTAACTGACACTCCAAATATACCAAACTATCAGATGGCTATGTCACAAGGTAGTGAATTGACAAGACTACTTTATTCAACCGAATCGGTCCAAAACACCAATGCAGTTTTAGGTTGTTTTACAAGTATCTTTGTGAATCCTGAGTTGACCGCAAATAGTTGGAACATAGGCAACGGGTACATAAGTTTAACGAATTCTTATAATGGAGTTACAAGCAACATAACCAATTCAGCTTTGGTTAGTATTATTTCCACACTAGAGGAAGCCAATTCTCTAATGTTGACTAGAAGAACCGCAGATTGGAATTTCTACAAAAAACAAAGACAAATATTGAATGACTATCGTTTTGTTACACAATTTAACAATTCTGGTAATACAGATAATTATTTAATACAAAATTACATTGGTACAGACTTCCTTAAAAATAACTTGGTAAATACGTGATAAATAACCCATGGCTACAGTAACGACACAAACAACCAGACAATTTAAAGACTTAGACCTGTCTTTCAATATTCATCCAGTCAAAAAAGACATAAACAAACATGTGGATGAACAAGCGGTCATTAACTCTTTAAAAAATATCATATTGACAAATCACTATGAGAAACCATTTAATCCAGATTATGGTTCCAACATTAGGGCTTTATTGTTTGAAAATATAGATTCCATTACAGCAATTACATTGGAAAGAGAAATTTTACAGACAATAGAAAATTTTGAACCCCGTGTTAGTGTGTCCAAAGTAACAGCCGTACCAGATTTCGATAATAACGGGTATTCAATTAAATTGGATTTTTTTATTATCAATTTAACTAACCCAATAACAATTCAATTTTTACTACAAAGAGTCAGATAATGGCAGACCGTTTAAATGTAACAGATTTAGATTTTGATACACTCAAATCAAATCTTAAAACCTTTCTAAAACAACAATCGGAGTTTTCTGATTATGATTTTGAGGGAGCTGGCTTAAATGTCCTTTTGGATATTCTTGCCTATAATACTCATTATAACTCCTACTATTTAAATATGTTGGCGAATGAATCATTTTTAGATTCAGCAATTTTAAGAAACTCTGTTGTATCACACGCTAAACGATTTGGTTATACACCACGTTCTGCATCAGCACCTTTAGCTAAAATTAATTTTTCAGTTAATTCATTATCTTCAACACCAGGTTCATTAACATTACCTGAAGGCTATATTTTTCTTTCAAATTTAATTGATAGTAAATCGTATAACTTTATTACATTAGAAGATAACACAGTTTCAAAAACAGGTAATAATTTTGTATTCACCAATTTAGAAATTTATGAAGGCCAACTAGCAACATATAGTTTTACACATGTTGAGGCTTCCAATCCAAAACAAATCTTTACTTTACCTGATATTAATATTGATACATCAACAATCAAGGTTAGTGTAAGAGAATCGATTTCAAATTTAACTTCCACAGTTTATACATTAAACACGGATGCTCTTGATGTAGATTCCACTTCTGAAGTATATTATATACAAGAAGGTCAGAACAACAAGTATGAAATTTATTTTGGTAATAATGTTTTAGGTAAAAAGATACCTGATGGTAGCATTGTTTCTGTAAAATACTTAATTACGAATGGTGATTTGGCAAACAAAGCTAATAGTTTTATTGCAACCGCTACAGTTGGTGGTTACTCGACATTTACTGTTAATTCAACATTGGCGGCTTCTGGTGGAGCACCAAGAGAAACAGTAGATCAAATTAAGTTTGCAGCTCCATTACAATTTACTTCACAAAATCGTGCAGTAACGAAGAACGACTATATTAAACTCATTCAACAAAAATATCCACAATTTGAAGCTGTCAATGTTTGGGGTGGAGAAGAAAATGATCCACCAATTTATGGTAAAGTGTTTATTTCTGCAAAACCAAAAGAAGGTTTTGAAGTAACTGATGCCGAAAAAGAATATGTTAAAGAAAAAATTATTAAACCAATCAGTATTCTTACAGTAACACCCGAAATTGTTGATGTTGATTATAACTTTTTAAAACTAATTGCCAGAGTCTATTATGATCCTACAAAAACAATTAGTAATACCAATACATTAAAATCTTCTGTACAAACTGAGATTGAAAATTATTGCAATAACAATTTAAATACTTTCAATTCAATTTTTAAATCTTCTGTATTGAGTTCTAGAATTGATAATTTAGATAATGCAATTCAATCAAATCAATTGGAATTATTTTTAACTAAGAAATTTAGGCCTGATTTGGTTAACTCAAATAGTTATGTTTTGGATTATGGTGTTCCTTTACAAAAAGGTACCACATCAGATAACTTATATTCCAATCCTGAATTTACAATGTTGGATGAAGAAGGTATTTCAAGGCAAGCTTTCTTGGAAGAAGTTCCATCTTCATATACTGGTGTTGAATCAATTACAGTAACAAATCCAGGTATTAATTACATGACAACACCAACAGTTGAAATTATTGGTGATGGTCAAGGCGCTACTGCTATTGTGACCATAGTTAACTCTAAAATTTCAAAAGTTACAGTAACAAATCCAGGTGTTGGTTACACTACCGCTACAGTAAGAATCACTGGAGGTGGTGGACAATTAGGAGCTGCATCAGCAGTACTAGAAGGCCGTTATGGTCAACTGAGAACTGTTTATTATAAACCAGATGAAGTAACAAACGAAAATACAAAAGTAATTTTGAACTATGGTGCTAATTTTGGTGTTATGGGTTCTATTGATTATTATACAGGAAAAATTTATATTAATAACTTCAATCCAACAGGTGTAGCAAATGATTTTGGAGAATTATCTGTTAATATTAGACCGCAAATCTCTGTTATCTCATCACAACGAAATAAAATGTTGGCCTTTGACAATGAAGATCCAACAAGTGTTGTTGTAGAAATGAATAGTCTATAATGTCTGAACTATTAGTTTCCTCATTAGTTGAAAAACAACTACCTGAATTTGTAAGGGAAGACTACCCTAAATTTGTCACATTCTTAGAAAAGTACTATGAGTGGACAAAAACAAATAATCAAATTTTAAGTGCTGTCGAATCTTTTGCTGAATCAAAAGATTTAGATTTAGCAACAAACACTTACATTGAGTTAATTAAACAGGAACTTGCTCCGTACTTTCCTGAAGAAATTATATCGGATAAGGCAACACTTTTAAAATTTATTAATCAATACTATCGAGCAAAAGGTACTCCTCAATCCGTTAAGTTTTTATTTCGAATTTTCTATAATGAAGATATTGAAATTTATTACCCTAAAGAAGAAATATTAATTGCTTCAGATGGTAAATGGGTTTTGCCATTATCTTTGCGAATTGATACTACCAATAATAATATTTTTAATTTAGTAGGCGTAAAGGTTACTGGTGAGTTATCAAAGTCTACAGCAATCGTAGAAAGTGTTACAAGATCGGTTGATCGTCAATTAGGTATTCAATATGTTGAAATGTTTGTTTCAAATGTTAAGAAATTATTTCAAACAGGAGAAACGATTACTGGCACATATATCACTAATGGAACACCAACTTCAGTAAGTGGTCGTTTGATTGGTTCTTTATCAGAAATTAAAATTAATCCTGAGTTTAGAGGTTTGTATTATAATGATTATGATTCAGCAACAGGTTATGCTGGTGATCCAGTTTCTATCGTTGGTGGATTAAACCCAACACCACCAGTTAACCAATCGCCCATTGGTGCTATTGCTACTGTAGGATCGGTCACAAAAGGATCAATCATTCAAGTGGCTGTTAATGATGGAGGTTTTGGATTCAGAGCACCAGAAATTCAATACAGTTCATTAATTGATTTTGTTGGTGGTTTTGAAAATTCAATTTTAGGTCAAGAATCTAAAGCAACCATTTCTCTTGTGGATACTACCGTACAAAGACTAGTCAATGTAAGTAATGTTGAGATTCAAACAATCTATAGTTTAACACTAGATGGTGCGGCAAATACCGCAAATATTGAAAACTGCCGAATTAGTTTTATTACGACAACACAAACTTTAAACTTATTTCCAATCTCATATGTAACAACAGACGGATCTGGTGGTGGTTATAAATCTTTACCTGCAACTAATTTTTACAGTTATTATTTGGAAGAAATTGGTGATTCTTTAATTATTTCATCTACATCTCTTTTAAAAGGAACAAAAATTATATACGATGCTTCGCAAGATTTAACAAATTCTTTTGAAGCCGGTGATACAGTTCGTTTAAATTCTCCTAATAAATTTGAAGAAATTAGAAATATACAATCAGTAACAACAAATACACTTACGTTAGAGGGTGATAATTTTCAAAATGATGTTGGTGCCGTAGATGTGTATAAAATGTTTAGAAGGCCGATTAATAAA